TTTCCAACCTTTAAAAGGTAAAGGTTTGTTAGCAATGTTAATGATTACAGTTTCATTAGGATCTAAGTTCCTAATAGATGTTGATTTACCTGAACCTGATTCAGCAATAATTAATACAGATTGTGCCATTATTTAAGTTTATTTTCAATTTTTTCTAATATGTTTCCTATTCTATTAATTGCTTCCACTAACCCTCTATAAGAAAAATTGTCATCAGGGTTTGATAACTCTTCAATATTTAAAATAGATTTGATTTCTGAAGTGTTTCTAGTTGAAACATCATTGATTACTTTTAATTCAGATATAGGAACAAAGTATCTTTCAAATCCTGCGTTAGAAACATTAATCTCATATTCTTCTTTCCAATAAGGGTTGTGTTTTAGAAAATACAATGTTCTTTTTGGATCTTCAGATTCATATTCAATACTAATGAATTCCGTATAAATATCTTCATTTTTTTCCAACTCACTAGGAAAAAAGCTAATATGTAGCTCATCTTTTCCTGGAGGTCTATAAGCCATTTTTGGAATAAATAAAGCATCTACATTGTTTATGCTTTCAAAATATTCTTCATGCTCTTTTCTTAATAGACTAACCTTATGCTTTCTTTCATCAGGTGTCATTTTTTTCATTTGCTTATTTTTTGTTGTTATTATCGTTGTTGACATTGTGGTGTTTGCATTTCTATAATTTCCATTTGACTAGAAAGACCTTTAAAAAAACTCATTCTTGAATCACCATTTCTTGCTTTTAAAAAATGAAAAACCAGAACACTGTCATCATCAATAATATATCTATCAGGACCATAAAATCTAATTTTTCTGTGAGCAGGACGGTTTATACCAAGTAAAGTATCAGCATGTTGTAACATAGCATCTGAACCAAATATATCTTGTTCAGTAATATAGTTACCATACTTACCATCTACAGCACGATCTGGATCTTCTACATTTCTGTTTAGCTGTGATAAAGCAATAAATAGACACGGATAATCTCTTTTCATTTGAGTGAAAAATTCACCTAACTCAAAGAGCATATCCAATCTATCTTTTTGATAAGGAGCTCTTTTTACTAATAATGTGTGATCAAGTGTTATAATAGTCTTTTTTCCTTTATGAGCATTCATGTACATATCAATTTGCTCTCTCATTTGGTTTACAGTTAAGGGTGTACTTATTACATCTACTGGGTACTTTACTCTGGTCTTAGCGTATTCATAGCACTGATTTAAAATAGTGTCAGATATTTTTGTACCATTAGCACTTGTTAACTCTTTATAAGGTTTACCAGTTACAGAACTAAATTCACGAATTGCTGAGTTTCTTCCAACCATCTCAAATTGAAACTCTAAAACTCTAAAGTCATCATGAGGGTTTAAAATAAAAGACTCTCTTACAATTTGATCTTTAATCAAAGTTTTACCAGAACCAGGTCTTGCTGCAATTACAGTAAGACTATTCCATTCTAATCCATCAACTGTAGCATCATTAAACTTTGGCCAAGGTGTGTATATAGATTTTTCTAAACCCTTTTGCCTATTTAACATGTACTTTAAAGCTTCATTAAAAGAATTATGCTGACCATCCCACAGTTTTTCCGTTAAACTCATACAACTTTATCTTTAAAAAACTTAGGTTCTTCTTCAATACCATCTCTAACCATATCACAATAGTCAGCAAGTGTTGACTTTTTAACTTTATGTTTATCTTGTTTAGAAATAAAATATTGACTTGTCATCATATATAGATAATTATTGTCTTTATACTCGTTGACATACATTTTAGTTGCTTTATGTATCTCATCCCAAGTATAATCAAAAGTTTCAAAGAACCATCTAAATGATTCTCCTAAAGCTTTTGTGTTATTACGAGCCGGCATACCGCTTGGTAACTTACCTTTTGGAAATATATCTCTGTACAATTCAATATTTTGTAAGAAATCTTTTCCCATAAGTTGAATGTTTGTTTTTTTCTTAGCTCTGGTAAAATAATTATCTAATAAAACAATAAAACGCATACCTTTATCTGTAATTTCTATTGTTTTTTGTTTTTCAACCAAGTTATAAGTTATAAACTCAGCATCTATTAGTTCACTGATACAATCTTCATGTTTAACAAAAGGACATTGTACACTTTCTCTAATTGAGAATAAAAACAAACAAGCATTAGGTGATACTTTGTATTCTAGTATTTTCTGTAATAAATCCCACATAATCTTTCATCATTATCAATATATCATAATACAGGCTCATAACTAACTTATCGTTTGTATCAAGCGCATCACTTATAGATCTAATACTATGTATAACACTAGTATGATCTTGATTCAAATGTCTAGCAATTGCTGATTTAGAATACCCATATTCAACATGTGCTATGTATGAATAAATCTGTTTGTGTAAGATAACAGATCTCTTTCTTGTTTTTAAATCTTTAAAACTTTCAAAACTATTGTATTCTTGATGAGCATCTTTTAGTTTTAACATTACAATAGTTTCAAGATCTTTTAAAGAAGGGTGTGATGTACTTTCCTTTTTAAAATAAACATGAATTTCAAATCCATAGTTTTTCAAACTATATTTTTTGAAATCTTCAACCGCTTTTTTAAATGTTTCTTTTTGTTTTTTCATGAGGATCAAATTTACCAAATAATAGGGGTTTTTTCAATTTTTTCTAACTTTTGATTTATCTTTTGAAAAAGATTATTACTATCCCACACACCACCTGAGTAAGCTGCGGATGCTGGATGACTAACTTTTATAATGTCATGATTATTAACATGACCTTCCCATTCTTCTGCTTTCTTACCAAGAAGAACAGTTATACAATCTTTGTTTTTTCTATTCATATATTCAAGAAAGAAAGAAGTAAAACCTCTCCATAAATGATAATGAGAACCAATCTCACCAACTCTACAAGTAAGAGCTGTGTTTAACATAACGACACCTTGATTGGTCCATCTTTCTAAGTTTGGATTTCTATCATAGCCTTCTGCATATAATTTTTCAACCTCATTAAAAATATATTTAAGAGATGGTTGTTCTTTTTTAGTTATACTACAACTAAACGCAATACCGTCAGCAACTCCTTGTTGAGGATATGGATCTTGCCCAATAATCATAACTTTAATATTATCATGAGGGCAAGTTAAAATACCATTAAAAGCATTGCTTAATCTAGGTGTAAATTTATACCCTTTATTGTATTCCTTAATTAACTCTTCTAACAATATTTGAAAGTCAAGTTGGTATAAATAAAAGTCTAAAGCTTCCCATTTATAAGAACGTATTTTTTCTGAAAGTTTTTCTTTAATATTTACTACATTTATTGTTTTTTCCATATTTTTGTTACAAAATCTAATATGTCTGATAAAAAAATTGAGTTTGGTGAAGTTTATGACCTCACAAAAAATGTAAAAAACCTGGAAATCAATACAGGTTTTATTCTAGGATTAGAAAGAATTATTTTGTTTATGATAACAAAACATTTTGAAGATAAAGCTGCAGTTCCTGTAATGTTTGAAAAATTTAACAAACTTCTTACTGCAGATAATCCTGAAGAAATAAGATTTGATGAAATTGAAGCTCATGTCTACACTCTTTACGCACTACAACAACTTTTAAGATCTGCGGCTTTTGAGCAAAACCTTGTTGAAAAATCTCCAGTTAACATTGATGAATCAAAAGTAGAAAGTATGCTTAAAGCATATTTAGAAAATGATTCAGCTAAAATTACAGAGCTTTATGAAGAATTGAGAAATCAGTTTTCATCTCAAGTTTAATTCATTAAAGTCTCCCATTTCAATACATGCTTGTATAACTAAATTTAATTCTGATTTATCACAGTCAGCAAAAGATTTACAGTATTCTGTATTATTTCTTGTAAAACATAAACCTGCTTTTCTTTTTGCCATTAGTTTAATTTCATCAAAAGTATATCCTAGTTCATTTGCTAGCTCTCTGCACATAGCATGTATTCTTGCAAGTTGAGCATTACTACCTTTATCAGTTGTAACACCAAGAAATAACTCTAAATGAGCCCCATCTGGTATCCTACTTAAAAAGTTTTTAAATCTTGTTTCATTAGCTTTAAGAGGAAAATGAAGCTCACCGTTTTTTGCAGTAAGCTTTATAAATATATTGTCTTTCATATTATTTGAATTTTAAGACGTAAACTTCACCCTTATAGGGTAGTTGTTTCATATAAATGATAACCCGGTTGTTCATCACCGGGATCAGATATAATTATTAGATGCTTTTTCATTTTTCTTCTGTGTTAATGTTTTATAATACTCTTGGTTTTTGTAATCAAAGATTGCATCATATTCTTTTTCAATATCTTTTAGAGTAAAACTTTCGTCCCTAAATTTAAAAGCAAAGTATTTAGTATGGTCTCTTTCTTTTTCAAGCAAGTTGTACTTAATGAATTCTCCTATTACTTTAGGGTGATCAAGAAAGTCTCCATTCTCAATCTTCTCTAATAAGATTTGCATTGGTGTTCTCATTTCTCTTTTAGTGTTAAAGGTTTTCAGGTATTCTTTTATTGAGGAAAGTCTCTGCTCTGCGGACTGACCGCTGTTCTCTGAGTCTATAATGTCAATGATGTCATCCATCAGATCTTCCTCTTTCTCAAGCATGTCTGTATTAAGCAACCACGCTTTAAAATCTGCATCACTCATTAAGTTGAAGTTGTCATAAA